GAGATCCACATTTCAAACCAATCAGAAAGTTCTTGATAAATAATTTCTAACAATTCGTTGCCATATTTTGAAAAGCTCGTTACTTTATTTTCTAAGTTTTGATAAAAAGGTTCGGGTAATCTTTCTTGTGTGATGTCTGCTATAAATGCTAAATCATCTTCTAATTCTGTTTTAGTAAATCTCATTGTATTACATTTTTATACATTCAGGAAATTTTGCTATCGCTTCTTTCCAAGTTATACTGTAAGCTACCACTTCTTCAAAATTTCGAACAATACCATTATCCCAATAATGCTTTTGGGTTTTAAGGTCTTTTATTACATTTTTTTTCATAATATTAATTTTAAGTTTATATACAAAGATACGAAAAATTGAACTAATCGTTTTTTTAAGTCATTTCGTATTTATAAACATTTTTGTATATTTGCTTAAATTTTAAAATTAATATTATGAGTAAAACAAACAACAAAATAGAAATTTTCTTAAATCTGGACGATATAAATAATCCCGTGTTAGAAGTTACTGAAAACAAAAAAGTAACTAAAATAAACGTTAGAGATAAGCAAGATAACTATAAAGAAGATAACTAATAAATAGTTATATTCAAACTAAGACCACCTATCAAGGTGGTTTTTTTTTGCTTTTAATTTCCAGCTATACAAAAAAAAAGGGGGTAGAAATACCCCCTAAATTGATAACCCACTAAACTCTAATTAACATCTATTTGCGTTCCTTGTGATTCTGCTTCATACGCGGCAGTTGTTATAAAATCTGGTGCTTCTGTTTCTTGGGAAACAAAAGTCAATGAGTAACCAAATAAGTCACCCATAGCCGCCCCATTTGAAAAATTACCAGTCGTAAGCTCTGAACCGTGAACTTTACCCATCAATCTGAAATTACCGTTATAATCTTCTACAATGATATGTGGTCTTGATACTGCAAGCAATTTAATTTCTGCTTGTGTTTTTTCTTCTTGAAATATAAGATTCAAAACTAGTGTTGACTCGTAGAATGTAGTACCGTTTTCTCTTGATGAAGTGACTACCGTATCAAAGGTTGAGTTTCCTTTAATATCAAATTTCATAAATGTCGGTGTTCCACCAAAATCAGTAATCATATTGTTTGCGACCGTGATAGCTCCTAAAGTGCCATAATCTACAAACGTTACTGATTTCAATCCGCCGACTCCCGTTTTACACGGTAATTCTCGTCCCGAAGTTAATAAACACGCCATATTTTAAATTTTTTAAAATGGGGGTTATTACACCCCCGTGATACAATTATGAAGAGTAAAGTACAATATCAGAACCAATTCCGTGTTGTACTCCTGCACTTCCCCTTAAAACAACTCTTACGTTTTGACTTCCATCTATGTCAGCCATATCAATCAACTTCACGGTCTGCCAATCGTTCAAAAGCCCCGTGCCAAAAAATAAATTGCTAGCTTCTGCCGCCACTAATGTGTCAGCCGCAAGACCCGGCGCAACAAATAAATTGATACCTTGAAAATTCAACTCTGTTTTTCCAACGTTAAAAAGTTCTCTATAACCAAGAGCCGCTTGAGCTTGAATATAAAATTTAGCCGCGCTTGTTGGTAAATAAATTTGAACATCTTCTTTTGAATAAACTGAAGAAGGAATTGCGTCAACTACTTTTCCAAGTTCAGCAACAATGTTGCTTGCGCTCAAAGTTGTTCCAGAAACATCTACTACGTCGCTATCAGCTAGTAATAAAGTTTTAAATCCATCAAACTCTCCGTTGGTTGATGTTGAACCGTTCCAAATATTTTGTTCAACCTTTTCTGCAACCTTTGCCGATACTTGTCCAATTAAGAAATCAGAAAATGACGGCGGTAGATTGTCATATTGACTGAAGCCCATTGAAATCGCATCCCAATCTTGTCTGAAGTCTTTTTTACAAAGCTGAAGGTTTACTTGAAACTCTTCTGGTTGTAAAATTCTTTCAGTCAAAGTAACGTTCGAAGTCGGGTCGAAATCACAAGAAGCGTCCTTTAAAATACTATCTAAAGCCAGTTTCTTAATTACTTCTTTGAATTTAATATTTGGTTTTACAGTCACACCGCCCTCTGACAGTGTTTTGCCACTAAGAAGTGCCGCCGCGATATATTGACCAGCGAACTCTCCTGCGTATGTTGTTGTTATTGATGTTGTTGTTGCCATATCTTTAAATTATTTTTTTTAATTATTAACCTGTCGCTGTTATACCACCAGAGTTTAAAGCATTACCAAAGACAAAGTATTTACTACCATCAGACCAAATGTCAACGTAGTCTCCTAAATTGTCGGCTGTATGCACAAAATTCAACTGGTCTGCGGCATCTACATCTACAACTGCACCTGCCACAATTATTGAACCTTCCATAACGTCAGAAGTTCCACCAGCTATTACAGTATTAGCCGATGTTAAACCGCCTGTTGTTACAAATCTTACAATAAAACCTTCGGAAACTGCTGGAAGTGTAACTGTTCCACCCGTTCCGCTTACTTTAAATACTTTTCCGCTATCAGCAAGAGTGAGCGAGCTTCCCACCGTGATTGCTTCGTATTTGTCAAATATTCTTTTAACGTCATTATTGACGTGAGTTAATACTGCCATAATTATTTTTTAATTTTTAAAATGTTATTCATTACTCTATCAAGAGTTCCTTGTCTCCTATTTTGAGCAAACTGAAATTTAATTTTTTCTTCAATTTCTGGATTGTGCTTGATAGGTTCAACTGCTGGTTTTGATAGTTCTTCTTTTTCTAAAATTTCAGTAACAGCAAGACCAACTTGGGATGACATTTCTTCTTTTTCTTTATCTTCCTTTTCGTCTTTATGCTCCATCATTTTTTTGATTTCGTCTTTTAGATGAGACGCTAAATTTTCCATTTCTTTTCGAAGTTCATCTTTTGTGACGTATTGCATTTTCTCGTCCTTTTTTTCTTCGTGTTCTTCTGCTTTAATATCTTCAATCATACCTTCCTCTTTTATTGATAAAACTCTACCATCTTCTAGTTCATACTCGCCAATAGGCAAAGCGACTCTTTCATCATCAGTGACGATAAAAACTTCGTTCCCTTTTTCAAAGCTGTCAGATTCAAGTATAGTTCCGTTTTCTAATTTAAGTTGAGCTAGTTCAATGTCTGAAAGTTCGACTCCTAGCAATGATTTAATGTTGTTTAACAATTCTGTTGCTTTCATAATTATCTATCGTTTTTAAAAATTAATTTTGCATTTTACCCCGTTCTATTTACTCCATTTATTGTTGCATTACTTCCACCTTTTAGTGAACCTATACCTTGAGCAATTAGTTCTCCAGTACAACACTCAATTCTATAATCTAAAGTGTCTCTGCATAAACACGCTCTACGACTTCCAGTCGGACTTGTAAAACTTGGTAATACCTTCTTCATTTACCTTGTCCTTTATATTTTTTTTTGTAATTTTTACTTTGCTTTAGACTGCTCATTTTAGTTTTTGCGTGTACTCCTTTGCGTTTTACTTTTTGTTTTTTTGTGTAATTGATTAAGATTTTTCGTGCCAATTTTAACTTTCTTTATTGTAATCAAAGTTTTGTCCAGCAATAGCTAATTTTTCAATCACTTGGGATTGATAATCTCTAAGCATTTTTTCAACTTTCTCTTTTTCTAAAGTTAAATTTTGAAGTTGTTGCTCATAATTTTCCACTTTAGATTTTAGATTTTCAACTTCCGACGGGTCTTTACCAACAAAAGTTGTAATCACTAAAGTAAGAGAACCAACCAACATACCAACAATGACTTTAAAAATATCATTATTTGTGTCTGGTATTTCAAAAAAAGCTAAAAAAAGAAGAAGCCCCATCACAAGAACAAATACTGTTGCGCTTCCTAAATATCCCCTTAATTCCTTGTTATCTAAAATTTTCATATTAGTTAAAATTTATATTAATATATACTTGATTATTTTTTCGTACTTTTTGGATGTTTGCTTGGAAGTAAATCATTGTCCGTTACATATTTTGGATTTTGTGGTCTACCATTTTTTACCAGATATAAATAAGCGTTTACTCTTGCCTGCGCCCAAGCCGACGGTGATTTAATTCTTGGACTTCTTGATGTGTTAAAAGCACCAAGCCCCCTTTGAAATACCGCCCTTAATTGTCCAACAGTTACACCATAGCCAAGTTTCTTTTTATACCTTTCATTGAAATCATCAGCTTTTTTTTGTAATGCTTTCTCGTCTCTTTGGCTCACTTTTGCACTTCTTGAATCTTTTGCAGTTCCTTTTGCAGTACCTTTTCCTTTTGGATTGGGGTTTGGTGTGTCGGACGCTGGTGCTTTCGGACTTTTTCTTATACCGCCCCTTTTACCAATCTTTGCAAGTTTGTCTTTTTTTACACACTTGTGTTTTTTGTAGTCTTTGACATAACCTTCTGGACATTTATATTTTCTAAATTCTTCTTCTCCAAGTGCGTGTTTTTCGCAAGGCATAAACCAAACTTGATTTTCATATTCGTGTTCGTGGATTCCTTCACAACCAATATCTTTTGCAATTTTGACAGCCATATCTTTATTTGCATACGCAAGTCTGTCTAATATAATAGCAAAATCATCATTTACTTTTTGACTATACAAATCAAGTTGTCCAAGTTCTTTTAGCTTGCTTTTTGCGTATCTTTTACCAGCCAATCCACCCCATAATAAAAATGATATTGTGCCACACGCTTCATTATCTTCTGGCTTGTAATACTCTTCAGCCCTGCTTAAAAAAGAGTACATTCTTTTAATCGTGTTTTCACTAATTGGTTTACCTTTTGCTAGTTGTTGCGCTCTAATTTTACCAACATCTGTGGCGCATTTATTTTTGACTTTCTTGTTTAGCTCGATACCACGTTTTGCGTTGTTTCTAACTGCTTCTGGATAGTCATCATAACTTTCAAGTGTTACGTGATAACCTTTGTTAAGATTGTTTCTTAAAATACCTTTAATTTCAGAAAGTAATTCTTGAGCTTCATCTTCTTCATATTTTGAAAGTTTATCTTCTTTTTTTATTTGTGCTTTGTCTGCAAAATACCCTTCAATACTAAAACCTTTAACTTTACCAGTTTTAATAAACTCTTCCCAAATCTGTTCATTATTAACTTTGATTGTTCCCATCCAAGTTCCGACTGGAACATCTAAACCATATTTTCTTGACTTGTCAAATTTAGTATCTTCAACAATCCAACTTTCAACAAGTGTTAGACCTTTCAATGAATATTGATGTTCTAAAGTGGCGTTGTTTTGATTACCTTTTTGTAAATATATTTCAGACGCTTTTCTTACTGTATCTTTTGAGAAATAAATATAATATTCATCATCATCTTTTTTTCTGTAAATTGGCTTGTTTGGTACAAGCAAAGCACCAACTAAAATTTTCTTTTCTTTATCTGCTTCAGCTAGATATACAACTTCTTGTTTTTTTAGAGCAATAAATTCTTCTTCAATGGCAGGATTCTCCACAATGCTAATCGCTTCAATGCCAGATAATTCATTCTCATCTAAAATCAATTCCACAATTCTCATATTAATATATCGTTTTTAAGTTATGTTTTTGTTATATGCTTGCAGTATCTTCGGTTTGTCTATCCAATGCTTGTTGTGTTGTCACTTCACTTGAAACTACAAACGCTTTGATTGGCTGTTGTTGTTTTTCTGCAATAGTTTCCGCCAACTGATTTGTTCCGCTAGCTCCAACAACATTAAACGCTGGTGCTGAAACACTTGGTCTTGAATCTGGTGTAGTCGCTCCGCCTGCACTTGCTCCAGCTTTACTTGCCGCGCTTTTTGTTGCTTTTATGGCTGATTTTACTGCTGACATAACTTC